AGTTGGCTACTGCCCACTTTGAACACTACAAGGAATTGTTAGAGAAGGAGAAAGCCTTTGATGAACAAATGGGTAAGAAGTGGCTTGATATTAACGGGACTACTACTGCTAGCGAACTGGGTCTACAACCCTTTACCGAACCTAATGCCTCATCCCAAGCCAGTAATGGTGGAGAGAACCAAGGCTACAATGGAGGAGAAGCGTGAGAACAAACGAATCGCAAGAGAATATAGTCGCGCTCTCGGATATACGAAGAGAGAGACAGAGTGCCTCGTCACCCTTTGGACCTTTGAATCCCGCTTCGACCACCTTGCTCGCCCAAGAGACGCACAGGGCAAGCCAAGAAGCTCGGCTTATGGAATTGCTCAACTCCTTGGAGAGCGTAGTGGAGAGCCTGCAATTCAAATCCTTCACGGCTTACGATACCTTGGTGTGCGCTTTGGAGGGAGTGCGTGTCGCGCTCTCGCCCACCACCGAGCAAAAGGATGGTACTGATGAAACTAATTAACAGTGACTGCATAGCAGCAATGAAAGATATGCCCGATAACTCAGTGGATTCCATCGTCACTGATCCGCCATATGAGCTTGGCTTTATGGGCAAATCGTGGGATGCAAGTGGCATCGCCTTCAACATCGAGGTATGGCAACAGGCGCTTCGCGTTCTCAAGCCTGGTGGCCATCTGATTGCGTTCTCGGGATCAAGAACTTATCACAGGATGGCAGTGGCGATTGAGGATGCGGGGTTTCAAATCCGCGATCAGATTATGTGGGTTTATGGGTCGGGGTTTCCTAAGTCGCTGAATATCGGTAAGCATCTTGACGAATGGGAAGGCTGGGGCACTGCACTCAAACCAGCACACGAACCAATGGTGCTTGCTCGCAAGCCAATCGAAGGCACTGTTGCAAACAATGTGATGACTTGGGGCGTTGGCGGGTTGAACATTGACGGGTCGCGGGTCGCTCATTTATCTGAAGCAGACAGAGCAAGCGCAACACCACAGGGAAAAGTTACAAGCAACAAAATGGCTGGCGCTGCTCCCGATATTGATGATGCAGGGCGCGTTGAAGTAGAAAGACCCGACACATCGCTTGGCCGCTGGCCAGCCAACTTCATTCACGATGGCAGTGATGAGGTTGTGGCGTTGTTTCCTGCGGTAAAAGGTGCAACTTCACGCACACCTGCTGGTGATGCTTCAATTGATAACGCAATGTTTGGTGGGGGTTTCGCAGGGCCAGTGTATGACGATGGTTTGAATACATCTGCCGCCCGATTCTTTTACTGCGCCAAAACAAGCAAGCGTGATCGCAATGAGGGATTAGATGAGTTTGAAGAGGTGCGCGACCACGATGGGCGAGCAGATGGCGGGGTCGGTGGCGATAATCCACGCAACCGCACTAACAATTCAAAGCTGAACCATCACCCAACAGTCAAGCCGACATCATTGATGCAATACCTTGTGCGCTTGGTGACACCGCCAAACGGCATTGTGCTTGATCCGTTTATGGGTTCAGGTTCAACTGGCAAGGCGTGTGCTTATGAAGGCTTCGACTTTATCGGGATTGATATGACACCTGAATATGTCGAGATTGCACGCGCTCGCATTGAGTTCGCAGTAAATAATAGAAGTGAGATGCTTGATGTTGATATTTGATTTCTTTTCAGGTACTGGCTCATCAACGCAAGCCTTCAAGGATGCAGGTCATACCGTCATCAGCTTTGAACTAGATGACTTCTTTGAAGCTACTGAACACATTGATGTGTTTAACCTTAACGCCACTAATCTAATTGCTAAGTATGGTCAGCCTGATTTTGTATGGGCTAGCCCACCTTGCACAGCTTTTAGCGTTGCTTCAATGGGTCATCATTGGATTAGCGGGGGAGCAAGCCCTGTGCCAAGAACAGAGGCAGCAAAGGTAAGCCAAGAATTGGTAGCGCATACGCGTAACCTCATTGCTGAACTTAACCCTACTAAAGGATGGCTAATGGAGAATCCTAGAGGTATGCTTCGCAAATTACCAGTAGTTGCTGGCTTACCTCAAACAACAGTTACCTATTGCCAGTATGGTGATGGTCGTATGAAGCCCACTGATTTGTGGGGAGTAGTACCTAACTGGACTCCTCGTGATATGTGTAAGAACGGTATGCCTTGTCACGAGGCTGCACCACGTGGAGCTAAGACTGGTACGCAAGGATTGAAGGGTGCAAGAGAGCGATCACGTGTGCCTTATGCTCTAGGAGAAGAGTTACTTAAAGCACTGGAGGGAAAGAGTGAGTAGATTGACAGGCGTATCCCTATTTGCAGGAGTAGGTGGCTTCGACCTAGCAATGGAGCGCAACGGTGTAGATGTTGTAGCTTCAGTTGAGATAGATAAGAAGTGTCAAGAAGTATTGGCACACCGGTTTCCTAAGAGCAAACTATTTGATGATGTAACTACAGTAAAGGGGAGTGATTTAATTGGAGCAGGATTGGAACCAAGCAAAGGAATTATTACAGGAGGATTTCCCTGCCAAGATCTGTCAGTCGCTGGCAAGAGAGCTGGTTTGGCTGGCGCACGAAGCGGGTTATTCTGGGAGATTGCAAGAATTGTGGAAGAAACGCAAACAGAGTACGCAATCCTCGAAAATGTACCTGGTCTCTTATCCTCTAACAACGGAGCAGACTTTGCTGTCGTACTCGGGACGATGGCAGACCTCGGGTATAGTGTCGCCTGGCGCGTGCTTGATGCTCAGTACTTCGGAGTACCCCAACGGCGCAAGCGTGTCTTCATCGCTTGCAGACGTGCTTCAAGCGGAAGCGCCGCAGAAATACTATTTAAGTCAGAAGGCTTGCGACGGGATTCTACGCAGAGCAAACAAGAGGGGCAAGACTCTGCCACCAGCGCTGCAAGAAGCTTTGGTCAGTCAAGCTTCGGAGGCTACACAGAAGGACCTGCAACCATAACTGCTACCTCATATAAGAGGCCTGAAGACAATGTTGTTGTCTACGCAGACAAAGTAAACACATTACAAGCACGAGACTATAAGGGAGTAGGCAACCAGTATGTTGCAGAGAACAAACTTGTGGTTCACAAAGAGTAGGCGTGCACAGAATGAAGATGACTATGAGACTTGGATTGAGGGGGGGGTAATGCCGACTATGAACGCATTTGATAATGGAGATGTGCGTACTACTATTATCGTCTTTCACCCTCACTACCACGATGGAGCAAGAATACAAGGAAAGACTATGAATACCCTTACATCTCGTATGGGTACAGGAGGGAACAATGTTTCTATGGTTGCGACAATACCTATTCAAGATGGAAGAGATATAAATAAAGAACAGAATGGTCTAGGCGTGGGAGATGAAGGAGATCCTTCATATACATTAGACAGAACTGGTGCTCAATCTGTAGTAACAATACCTATTCAAGGGACAATCATTGGTCGCAATGACCAAGCTGGCCCACAAGGTAAAGGGTATGGAGAGGACGGAGATCCTATGTATACACTAGATTCAGTAAGCGGTCACGGTGTTGTTAGAGGAACTGTTCGCCGCTTAACACCAGTAGAGTGTGAAAGATTGCAGGGATTCCCTGACGACTGGACGGCTGGACAATCAGATAGCAGTAGATATAAGCAGATGGGCAACGCAGTTGCTGTGCCTGTAGTGGAGTGGGTCATCGGCAACATCTGTGATATAGTTTAACCGTTCTCCTTTCGAAGCACGGCTAGCCCTCACCGTTACTCTTTTCGGTGGGGGTTAGTGCTTGTAATCGGTAGTATAAAAGCCAACGCCCTTGAAGGTGATAGCGGGAGAGGACCAGACACGGTTCATAGGCTTGTGGCAAAGGTTGCACTGCGGGAACTCTTCCGGGTCTGTCATCTTGCGTTCCATTGTGTATCTATCACCGCACTTGGAGCATTCATATTCGTATGTCATATATGTATCCTAACTAAGCAACGCTGGCACACTATGTTGTGTGCGTTAAGATGGAATAGTTTGCATCCAAAGATGCGGCATAGGAACTTCATAGCTTGATAGCCTCCTCAATAGGCAGATAACCTACCACCTTCTCAACCTTATCTACATTCTCAAACTCTGTAGTCGCTGGCATCTGATGTGTATGCCACTGCGGTTCATCCATATCTGTCAGATCAAAGGAGTAGATACCAAGTGGTGTGCTGTTGATATAGAAGGGCAGTAGTTCACGATGGTATGCCTGTTCCATCAGCTTGCGGTACTTCATCTGCTCTATAAGTAGCGTAGAATAATGGGTTTGGCGACACTTGAGTTCAATGAAGTGACCGGCCTTCTGTGAGGTGCAGTCGAAGGCATCATAGATTCCTGGTGCTCTCTCTAAATCTGGGTAGAGATTGAACTTAAGAAAGTCAAAAAGGATTAACTCGTTCATCTCCAAGGACTTTGCCCACCTAACTTATCCTGCAGGCTGCGGAGCGCAAAGGTAATCCTGCGATCTGCTGTAGATACAGCACACTCTAGTAACTGTGCTACTTGTGCAAGTGTCATAGATTGGTGGTAACGCCAGACCAGTATGCTCTGGTGCTCTACGTCAAGTGCTGTGTAAGCCTTCTTAATATCAATCAGGATGGCAAGTAGGTTGCCACCTTCTGCTGGAGAGGATGAACCCTTGGGTCTGCCATCACGGATCATCTCTTGTGCCTGCTCAAGGACTGTGCCATCTATCACCGATGCAATCACATACGGCAGTAGCTGTGCTAAGTTAGCAGTCTCATAGTAAGACTCATCAGAGATGTGATAGCCGGACCTGATTGACTTCTCCTTGCGAGCATACCTTTCAGCAGCTCGAAACATCTGCCAACCAACACGCTGTTCATTGTGTTGACGCTGTTTAATCTCAGGCTCTGACAACTGCTCATTCAAATATGCAGCACGCGATAGCGCCCACTTGATGCACTCTTGCTTGACATCATCAAGATCTACAAAGGACTTATACCTATTGTGGATGGTCTGTGCTACCGATGGTGCTATGTCATATATGGATGGATGTAGTTCAGTCACAGTCAGGTAGCACCAAATCTATGGTGTGCTGGATGTTTAATAGTTTGATAGCAAGGAAGTCTATGTAGTTGCTAGCATCTGCCAGCTCTTCAATCAGTTCTTTAATGGTATCGCCAGTAGTAAAGGACTCAAACTTCTGCCCTTGTGCTATCGCATACTGGTCTGCACCCACACCACGCACACGGCTAGCACGCAGGGATGCAAAGGATTCAATGAAAGATGTAAGGTCATCAGTTGATACACCAGTAGCACGGTATCCAACTACTGCAAGGTGGTCTACTAACGGGTTCGGGTTGGACATATTAGTAGCGTCTCCTCTTCTTCGTTGATCTGCAAGATGTGAAAGCCCATAGAATGCAAAGTCAGTATCATCTGTTGCCATTCACTCTTATCCATTCTGCTCTCCTACTAGCAAAGCTCT